CACTTTCTACTACAAGCGGCGAAAGTGAAGTATGGGTAGCTACTGCCCCTGCAACATCCGCACCTGGGTTAACTCACCTATGGATGTTAGCAGAGCCGGAAGTTGTTCTTACAGCAAGCAAATACAAGGGCTTAGACCCTGACCCGCGCAACTTTATTTTACCCGTTGGTGAAATTGGTACAGCGGTTAAAATTCAAGTTGGGGACATTGTTACATTCAGTGAAGATGGACTTACTGGAACAAAGTCAACAAACACCTTCGTTAATGCAACAAATGCTGATTTTCAACTTACTTGGGGAGCAACTCAAACAGCTAGTGTAGTGTCCTTTAGATTGATGGAAACTAAAACTCTATCCATTGGACTTGGTAGTATTGGTTCACAACGTATTACCGCCTATAAGATGGAATGCCTAGCATTAGCATAAGTTATCAATAAATATTATTATAGGAGGACAAATATGTTCAGATTACCTAGCTCAGTAACACAATTTGCCGTTGGAGGCAATGAAAAATTGTACATCATGTTCCAAGATTATTACAATGAATATCGTTCAAACAACGGTACGAAAAATCTTTCTTTCGAAACACGAAATGAAGAAGGTGAAATAATTTCTTTCTCTGAGAAAGAAAAGCAACTCAACACTGCCCTAAAAGCAGAAATTATGCGAGTTGCTGGTATCAACAACGTCAATGAATTCCCTCTAGAAGTTTGGGCATCTCACCCAACCCTAAAGTGGGCATCATTCGCAGTTGTTAACCAACTGATTGACGCAGTTCTACCCGATACTCTGATTGACACAATCGGTCTTTATACAGATGTTCGAACCATCGGATATGGAGATAGTGCCGCTTTCGATATCGAAGCTAGAGACCTGTTTATTGTTTCAAAAGCTGGTCGTGGTATGCGCCAATCCGAAATTCGTAAGCAATTCAAAGGGCAAGTAACCATTCTTCCCGAACTGCGCGAATTAACAGTAAGTGTTTCTCTGTACAAAGTTCTTTCCGGTGCAGAATCTCTTGCAAAATTTGCAACAAAAGCAATCCGAAGCATTGAAAGTCAACTGGCTCTCGACGCTTACAATGCCTTTGCTACAGCAATGGGCAACCTAACAACTACTGCTGGCGATACTCAACTGAAAGTTACTGGTTGGGCAGTGGATGACTTCGTTCGTCTAGCACAAAAAGTTGGGGCATGGGGTAGCGCAAAACCGATTCTTATCGGTACACAACGCGCCCTACAAAACGTTCTTCCTGATGACGCCAACTATCGTTACGACCTGAGTAGCGAATTTGTTTCTATGGGCTACATCAAGAATGTGTTCGGCTATGACGCAATAGCCCTTCCACAAGTTGCAGATTGGAGTACAGAATTTGCAGTATCCATTAGCGATACAAAACTTTGGATTATTGCTCCTGGCAATGATAAACTGGTGAAACTTGTGTTAGAAGGTAGTACAGTTGCTAACACCAACGGTGCTTTCGATAATGCTAACCTTGCCCAAAATACAACCCTGTTTAAATCATGGGGTGTTGGTATCGCAACCAGCAGTTTAGCCGCAGAAATTGCCCTAAGCTAATCGCGACATTTAGAGTTGGGGGCTGGTGGTTTATCCGCCTCCCCCTCTTTATATCTAACAAACATACAAAAAGCATATCTTATAGTTTTCAGAGGAGAAAATGACTACCGCAAATAGCAAATCACCCGATACAATGCTGAAATCAGAATTGTTGGAGCATGTAAGAAGTTTAGAAGAGCAATTAAAAAAATCTAATGAGCCTGTACCCGTTACGGGAAATCCGATGACGTTTGCCCCAAAGGATTATGATTATGATGAAGATGATATCAACATCAGACCTGATAAATATATTAGGGTTGTTAGCCTATGTCCACACGTTTTGAATCTTTCAACAGCCAAACACGGAAACAATAAAAAGACATTTCGTTTTGCAAATCTAGGACAAGAAAAGAGAATTATGTATCAACACCTAGTAGACATCATCGAGACTCATCCAACATTTACGGAAGCTGGCTTGTTCTATATAATGAATAAAGATGTTGTTCGTAGACACGGACTCGATGACGCGTATAGTGAGATTTTGACGAATCGCCAAATGTCTCAGGTTATAGATGATGACACAGATACCGCCCTTGGAATTTTTAATAACGCAAACGAGAGACAACAAAGCTACATTGCAGAAATTCTTGAAACGAAGATTGTAGAAGGAGAGCATGTAGACATGAATCTTGTATATCATGTTGGTCAAATAACTGGCATAGATGTTATGGCAAGAGCGGAGAATACTAAAAGCTATAAGGATATTAATAAAAAATAAAGGGAGGTAAAAGTGACAACAGCGTATAGCAGTATATACGATTTATTCCTCCAACAAATAAAGGACTGGAAATTAGATGCTTTGTATAGCGCAGACCCTACAGAATTCGAGATATATCTAGAAGGATTCTTGATTTTGGTATTACCCGCTTTTGCGGAACATTGTGACCAAGATTTAAGTAGAGATGACGATGCGAGACTATTTACGGAAGACTTAACAGATGAGAATAAGTCTATTCTGGCAATGATGATGACAGAACAATGGTTGATGAAAGAAGTACAAGATATTCGTCAAATGAATCTTCATATTACAGACAAAGATTTTAAAACATTCTCTGAGGCACAAAATTTACGGGAGAAGTCAAATTACCTAATTACAATTAGGGAACGAATAAGTCAGACTATCAATGAGTATTCTTGGTATAACAATGACTGGACTGCTTGGATTTCTGGCGACTTTATTGGAGGGTAGATATGGCATATAAGTTTTATACTGTTCATATGAATGAATTAAGCAATCCTCCCAAAACTGATTATCATAACGAAATGCAAGCAATTGTGGATAACCAATTCTATAATTCGAGTGATTGGTACACAATTCAAGAAGAAACATCCTTTGCATCTGGAACTTATTCAGATTTGGATGTTAGGATAAATACTGTTATAAATACTACCACTGGTACAAATCAAGGAGATGATTGGAAAAAATTATTATTCAAAGATTTGTCAACAACTATTAGAATTGGGGCGTTTTTTGTATTTGATAATAATACATGGGTTGTAGTAAATACATCTCATTTATCTAATCTAACCCCCACATGTACGATACGAAGATGTAACAACACCTTACGATGGATTGATAGTAACGCAGTTAGACAGAGTCTTCCATGTGTTCTAGATTATGCTATTACAGAAAATAGAGACTATAGCACGGGTGGTAGCAAGTTAGTAAACCCTAGCGGTCTATTACAAATTATTACACAATTAAATTCAGTTACAAACTTGATTGTTGCTAATGATAGATTCATATTTGGTAATCCAGATAATTGGACGAGTTATAAAATACAGGGTGGGGGTATCCATAATTTTAATAATCCAGAAACAGAAACGTTGAGTACCACGGGGTTATTAAGATTAACGGCAAGCGTGGTTCAAATAAACGTCGATACTGATGACATTACAGATGGGTATGCTAACGCTACAGATGTCCATGCTGATTGGAGTAGTATATAATGGTTGCAACAAGTGTGGCAACAAATGCCTATAATACTTATGCAGACTTTCCTCGCTATCCTTATAAGTGTATTAAATATTTGATGGACAATAACGAGCTAATTTGGAAACTGTTGAAATACAATACCCTAGATGCTTGGGATAAGCCAAACCTGACAAGAAATGAAAAGGCGGCTCTTATCTGGAATGGAAGTGGCACAACCGATGACTATAGAGTATTCATAGATGATGGTGCGCCGGATTCTGAGACAAAAGAAGTAAGTATACTTAGAATATATCCATTTTCTTTAAGTCCAGATAATAGGACTATTGGTACAGTGACCATCATGATGGAAACCTATTCTCATCATAGTATAAACTCATTGAGTAATTACACCACAAGAACCGATACAATAATTCAACAACTGTTGGAAACATTTAACGGAACTGTTATTGATGGTATAGGACGTATGCACTTTGATAAGCGAGGAACGGGGGCTAGTCGCTTAGAGATTGCTGGTCAATTACCATTTAGAGGAAAGTGGTTACTCTTCGGTAATAAATCTGCATAGGAGAATTATGGCTAACTATGACCTATTCTATATCTATGATTTACCTGTAGAGTATAAGACATTGAAAATTTATCCCGTAAGAATGAGGGAATACTTACAGTTCTTTACTGTGGCACAAGTTTTAACACTTGACAAAAATAGTGTTCCAGACCCAAAGATAATTTCAATGTCCTTTTTGGAATACATTATCTATGCGGCAAATGATGAAAATTTTTACATGACATTCTTGGACGGTTTACTAAGAATATCTCTTCATGCTCATGATGAGCCTATTGAATATTTAGCCGACCGAAAAGGATTGCCATTTTTTAAAATTGGAGGCGAACTCTTTGATAAACATGATTTTGAAAAGATTCGTACCATAATAATAGAACAAAATCTATTGAATCCTCCCGATGACAAGATACAGAAAAGTCTGCGAGATTCTATGGAGGACGAACAACGTCTGAGACAAAAGATGAGCGGAAATAAAACCGCCGGAATCGAAGACCAGATGATTGCTTTAATGATAAGCACAGGACTTTCTATGGAAGATGTCTTTGATATGACCGTTAGAAAGTTTATAAAAACTCTAGAAAGAGTAGACCATAAATTGCACTATGAAATATATCTAGCGGCGTCTATGAGTGGGTTTGTAACATTCAAAGATAAGACTGCAATCAAACATTGGCTATCTGATTTAACGAAAGACAAGTTTAGTGGATTGATAGAGTTTGATGATTTTCAAAGTAAAGTTTCTAAAGCAATTGAGTAATAATAATATTTAGGAGGATAAAATGTCAAAATTATTTATGACAAGCGTTGCTGACGCATATTTATACGATGAAGACGATGTTCTTATTGGAACATCAAAAACTTTGATGGATTCATCTATTGAAGTTACGGTATCAAATACTGACGTTCGTGGTGGGAAGGGTAACCCCCTTCAATATATTTTATATAATGGGCCGGAACTTAATGTGACCCTAACGGAAACCCAATTTTCTTTGGATTTCCTAGCGGCAACCCTGGGTGACACTCTTGGAACAGGGGCTAACGTCTTTACCCAAGAAGATGTTACTTTAGGCGGTGGTGGTGCTGGAACTATTACAGGGACAGCTATTGTTTATCAAACAACGACTGTTTATGGTTGGGTGACTCACTCTGATGGAAATATTGAGAGAGTTACTATCTCTGGTACTTCATTTACATCAAGCTATGGAGCAAGCGGCGATGATGTATGTATTAGATACTATAATCTAGATTCTGCCGCAAAGCAGATTGTTGTTAATGCTAACATAATCCCTGCTATTGTTAGAGTTGAACTTGAAGCTCAATTAGCTGATAGTGAATCCTCAACAAATGTTGTTGGAAAGGTAGTGTTTACTGTTCCGAAACTTGCTTTATCTGGAGCATTTTCAATGTCCATGACTCCCGATGGTGTAGCAAATACTCCTCTGACAGGAAGAGCTTTAGCTTATACTCCAACATCAGGAACTTGTGCAAATCAATCGGTTTTGGGATACATCACAAGAGTTATTGATAGCGCAAATTGGTATGACGACGCTATCGCATTAGCTATCGTGGGTGGGGATATTGCTTTAACGCATCCTGATACACAACTTATAACTGTAAAAGCTATTCATAGCGATGGTTCTGTGTCAGAACCGCCTCCGGCAGATTTGACATTTGATAGTGGTACACCAGGAACAGCTACTATTAGTGTCGCTGGTCTTATCACGACAGTTGCCATTGGTACAAGTTGGATTGGTGCTACTATTACATCTAAGACAGATATTGACGTATATATTGAACTAACAGTTAGCTAAACCTATTAGCTAATTTATAGGGGAGTTTTCGAACTCCCCTATTTTTTAAATAAACAAAAAGGAGGGTCATAATGGAAGATAAAGTAAAAAAAACCTCCACCGCAGAGAAAGCATTGAAAGGGGGACAAACCCCTAAAGCCAAACCAGCGAAACGCGCTCCTAAAAAAAAGGAATACGTTGTAGTTTTGGTAAAGCAATCAGTTGTAATAGTATCTCTGGATGGTCATAATACTAGGGTTGCCAAAACTGGAGCATTGAAAAATGTGTCATCTGGCGACAAAGTGATGTTGTAATGAACATTATACAATCAATGTCCCTAGTGATATCATTTATATTTCTAATAGCGTCCATATATATGGCATTTGTATCCACATCTAATAGACAGTGGGTATACGGCTCTATGTCCATGGCTTGGTTGGGGGGAGTAATATTTTATATTATTATACTTTTTTTTCCAAGCGGACTCAGTATTGGGCATGACACATCCCCCATATTTAGATTATTCCAAACCATATTTCTTGGAAGTTGGGTTCTCATACGGGCTTGTGAAAGATTCTGTGCGACAGAACGATAC